CAAATTAATCAGTTAGAAAATAATATTTTCATTGTGTTCAATGGAGGTGATAACAGGGCAAACTTTTTGCTCACCCCCTGCACTCGCTTTATCCGCCAGATTCTCCCCTACACCGACATGTTCATCATATGAGGCTTAACCTTTTGAATACATAGAAGAACATGTTAGAGCAGGTACAACACAGACGACTAACGCGAGCAGACATTCTAAGCAGGATAGAGAATGTAAGTTCGCGTTAATTTTTTGCCCCATCCATGCCCCATTCACTTTTCACTCACTCTTCAGCATGAAGTTATCCAGGCTGTCATCGAACCGCTCGATTTCCTTCTGTTGCCCCGCGATTGCCTGCAACACCTCCATGCCATACCTGAGAGATACCGGATCCTCGATCACAAACCCGAACCAGCCGTCGTAAACCTGTCCTAACCAGTAACCGCCACCGTGCTCTTTCAGGCGCTGGAAGAAAACGTATGTGCCTGGTTCTATCCAGTCTCTCGTCTCGTCAAGATACACGACATCAAAATTCGAATCCTTCCCGCCCATAGTAACCACCACAAAATACTGTTTATGCATACAGTTTAAGCATAAAGTTTTTTGATTGCGAAGTAAGGAAACGGGTGGATGTTTTATGCCGCTGATCGACAAGGAAAGAAAGTTATGAGGCCGGTTCGCCATTGATCCCGAGTTTTGTTTCGACTGTGTCCAAACGCTTCAGCAATGCTGAGATAAGTTCTGCCTGGTCTTCATTGCGTTTCTTTAATGCTTTAATAGCGGCACCAGAATATGCGGCTGATACCCCAAGTGTGTTGAGCGATAGCGTGTCCTCTTTCGCGAAGAGCTCACCTTCCTCGTCGATATAAAGCTGCGGGTTTTGAGTCAATGTGACTGCATCAGGACAATCTTTTTGGACATCCTGCGCAATGAAACCAAAACCTTTAGCGCCCTTTGTTACCGAAATTACTTTTCCGGCTTCGTCATATTCACTCGGCACTGAGCAATAATCCCATGAACAAGTTCTCCATGAGGTCAACGCGGTTAAAGCTTCCTCGGGGTCTATCTCCTCGACATGCATTTTTACATCAATATCAGACACTGCGGTCCATCCTGCGGACGAAGTGCCTTGCCCATTGTCTAACATTGTGAAGTCAGTGATTACGGCGGTGTTGTTACTATTCACGACACGGAAGCGGAAACCACCACTCCCCTGACCACGGTTACATACAAAGTCAGCTCCACCAACAATGCCCGTACCGTTCCACCCCATATATGCCCCCTGTATAGCGGGGTTGTTTAGTCCTTGAGTATAAAACCCCGCAGGACCTGCTGAAACTTGTGCTCCGACTGTGAAATTTCCTGATATGGACCCATTCCCGGAAAATGCTGGTGATGCTTTGGGCGCGAAGGGAGCCGCAGCGACAGTAGCTGCGCCGGTACCGCCATTTGCCACAGGAATGGTGCTCTTGCCTGTGAAAATGGGCCACCAGTCGGACCAGTTCGGTGCAGCCGAATTGAAATTACCCGTGAGTCCACGAACAAAGGCCTCACCCTGAAAAGTGATATACATCTGCTGGCAACCATACGCTGATTTGGTCACAAATAATGTGCCAGCTTTCCCTATTGGATAGCCGTTCGCAATTATCGCGTTAGCATTGGCCGTCTGATAATAAATATTAAAATCTGCGGTATTCCCGAGATTATTGGGGAAAATTGTCGACCCTAAATTCCCACCGTCTACATACGCTTTCGCTATATCTGATGTCAGCTTGGAGAAGCTGGAAATGTTCACAACGGTATTATCCGGCGCGACAATGGCGATTGTGCCAGTACCGGTCATGATCTGCTGCCAACCATCCATCTGGGACTGGTAGTAACCCAACTGAGCCGCCAGGCGCTTGGAAAAGTCAGGCACGGAGTCCGTATAGAAGCTCATCACCGCGTAAGCAGCGCCAGCCGCTACGGTTCCGGCAGTTGTGGTCAGTGTCAGGTGGGTGGCATCTTCGACGCTGGCAATCTCATAGATTTTAACGGTACCTGATGCCGGAAGCAGAAAGGCTTGCCCCGGTCCGATGCCGAACTTGGCATCCAAAAAGTTTGTGCCGGTGCCGGTAACCTTTGTTGCCGCTACTGCAACCGTGCCTGTTTTATACCAAGCCATTTTTACGTTACTCCAGATAATAAAAAACCCGCCTCTCAGGCTAATGCCGGTCACCTTAAGTGACCGGCATTAGCCTGAGAGGCGTTCTTATCTTTAAGATATTCAATGACAAAGGCGGCTTGCATCGGTGTGAAACCGTCGTCGTCAATCAGTTCGTCTATACTCGACACAACGGCTTCGCTGCGCACATTGCGCAATTCCTTCTGCGCAGGTTGCGCAGTTTTTTGCGCATCTTTAGCGGTGGACTTTTTGACGTAGCGGCGCCCCGTGGCATAGTTGATGCCCTGCGCTTTACACCAGTCTTTGGGGGATATGTTCGTTATGGCATGGTCGGCAAGGAACTGTTTCTGAATGGCCCCCCAATCCGGTTTTGCCATTTTTATCTCCCTAATTTATGTCTAAAAACCCTAAATAATTGCCACTTTCTTGCCGATAATAGATATTCAGGCTTTCGACCTTGTAGTGGAATACTAAATCTGGCCACCTGAATAGAGGTGATATCATCGCCTCATAGTCAAAACAGGTGACATTATGACCGGACGTAACAGACGTAATTTTAGCCCCGAGTTTCGCCTCGAAGCTGCCCAGCTTGTACTCGATCAGCACTACACCGTTGCCGCCGCTGCAACGGCAATGAATGTCGGTAAATCCACGATGGATAAATGGGTTCGCCAGCTTAAAGAAGAACGCGCAGGGAAATCCCCAAAGGCCTCTCCGATGACGCCTGAGCAACTTCGCATTCGTGAATTAGAAAAACGACTGCAACGTGTTGAAATGGAAAACGATATATTAAAAAAGGCTACCGCGCTCTTGATGTCAGACTCCCTGAACAATTCTCGTTAGTTGAGAAACTCAGGACGCGGTTTCCTGTTGCCTTTATTTGCAATGTGTTCGGGATCCATCGCAGTAGCTATCGGTACTGGCTAAGCCGACCGCAGAAACCTGATGCAAAACACATCATTATACTAAGCCTGGTTCGTGAAGTTTATCATGCCAGTAATGGCTCTGCGGGGGCCCGGAGCATTGCCGATATGGTCAGCGCAAAAGGTGTTCCGTTGAGTCGCTGGCGGGCCAGTAAGATAATGAAAGAGCTGAATATTGTTAGTTGCCAGCAACCGGATCATCGCTACAAAAAAGCCACAAAAGAGCATGTGGATATCCCTAATCATCTGGATCGCCAGTTTGCAGTAACGGAACCTAATCAGACCTGGTGCGGCGACGTGACCTACATCTGGACGGGCAAACGCTGGGCTTTTCTGGCGGTTGTTCTGGATTTATTTTCCCGCAAGCCAATAGGCTGGGCGATGTCGTTTTCTCCGGACTCAGGTCTGACAGGAAAAGCATTAACGATGGCCTGGGAAGCCAGGGGGAAACCGGCTGACGTTATGTATCATTCTGACCAGGGAAGTCACTATACCAGCAGGGAATTCAGACGGTTACTGTGGCGTTATCGTATAAAGCAAAGCATGAGTCGCCGTGGAAACTGCTGGGACAACAGCCCAATGGAACGATTTTTTCGCAGCCTGAAATCAGAATGGGTACCGAACTGTGGATACGCTAATTTTAGCGAAGCAAATAGATCAATAACAAATTACATCATTGGTTATTACAGCCAGCTCATACCCCACCAATATAACGGTGGCTTAACACCCAATGAGTCAGAGCGATTGTTCGGGAAAAACTCTAAAACTGTGGCCAGTTTTTGTTGACCACTTCACCCAACGCATCTTTGATGATCACCTTAGCAAGTGCAACATCTTCAGGTTTAGATGGATCCATTTTAGTGGCATCGTTTATCTCGAACGCTTTGAGCATTCTGGCTTCGTCAAAGCCTTCTTGACTCATGAACCTGACCCACTCATACAGATGAGTCCAAGGATTACGCTTCCATCCCATAACAATATGTCCTATAAGAAATTTATGAGTAGCCAGAATAACCTATTGTTTTGTTGCGAGATCAAGAAACTTGTGCGGATTTATAATTTCATCAGCCTTGCTTTGAATCATTGGAAAATAAATTCATTGAATTTTGCATAATCTACCCGACTGCATTATGTACTCTTTGAGGTACTCAATCACTTTATTGTCTTTGATGGCGCTCTCTCTGAGATCGAGAACAGCCCGTCCACCAGCGCCAGAGAGTTCGACTTGTGCTGCATCGCCCACGCCGCAGGTGCCGGAAGTGCTGTTCCTGATGAGCTGACTGGTGGCGAGATTTGCTGCCGCGATGTGCACCCGGCGAGTACCAGCAGCGACATCAGCGCGCAACTTCTCATTTTCTGCCTGTTCATCTGCTAATTCCTTGGTGTGCTTGGCATCCAGCGCCGTTTGTGCCGCTTCGGTACGCTTCTTCTGATTGGTCAGGTCAATCACGGCCTGATCGCTTATTTTCTTCAGCTCTGCGGTGTGGGACTGTTTCAGAATGGCCACGTCAGTATCCCAGCGCATGCCTTCAATCCACCAGGCCAGTGCCAGACCCGCAATGAAAGCCAGTGCAATCGAAAAGTTATTATTCATCCAGCCCCCAGCATGTCAGTTCACTTTCCTGATCACGCCGGATGACTTGGACTGAGCAGTTATTCGACCGAATTCGGCAATCCTTCCCGCCGTCCCAAATCCAGCGTTTAATCTCTGCGCACGCCCCGAGGCGGTCACCTGCGTTAATTTTGCGGTAAAACGTCGAGGGAAAGCATTTACCGGGACCTATGTTCCAAGGACAGAATGACGCGATCCCGACTTTCTGTGGGGCTGTCAGCAGGATGTGAATGTTTTTATCAACCCACGCCAGCGCTTTGGCCTGCTCTACTCTGTCGATAGCATCACACTGCGTCCGCGTCAATTTCATGCCTTGGAGTACAGGTTGGCCATTCACATACGTAACGCCACCGCAAATTGTCCAGACACCGCCGCGATCTGCGTAAGCAGTAAGGCTGGTGCCTTCTTTTTCACTTTGAAACTGAGCCATCATTACCGGTGCTGAAGCGCCAGTAGCTATCAGCGCCAGCATTGCCGCGCTGAGTTTGGTTTTAATATTTGCCATATCAGCCTTCCGCTTTTAAAAGCGCTTCGCTGATCACCTTCGCGGCGGCTGGCTTTTCGTGAGCTGGTTTAGCCCGCGCGTCGTCAAGATAGTCGCTGACGATTTTGGTGCGTTTTTCATTTTCCTTTCGTGCCTTGCGGGCATCCAGGCGACCACTGACATACGACGCAAAGGAAATGATCACGCCGATGAAGCCAAACAGCATGTAAACCATGTCTTGAGTGGTGAAACCGCAGGCAGCCGCTATCGCAGCGAACCACGCAAAGAACTGCGTGACGATGTTTCCTGAGCTTTGGTCCATTTTCATAGTCTCCCCCTCCGGTCAGCCGGTTGGGTGCGTAGTAGTGAGGTATTTAGCGGCTCAGTCCGTTTGCGAAAGGATGAGTGGTTAGCTGATTGACTTGCCGCCAAAACGAGAAAAGGCCACCAAATTGGCAGCCTCAAAAACGCAAAAACCCGCACATTGGCGGGTTCAAATAACTTCTGTAATTAAAGATGTAATGCCTGCCCCACCCGGCGCTTATCTCCGGCACTCTTAATGGCTTAGCTCTTGAAGGGGCGAATTCATCATCTCAGATTAATCCTGATGACATTTAACAATATTTGCGAA